ATTCCAAAACCAGCATTAACTGGCTGACTTCCCATTTTTATAATATCCTCTTTTCGATAAAGTTTATTTGCTCTCATCATGGATTTACAAAATGCACGTCCATTTTCTTTGTTTTCTCCAGAATAAACATACCGAGTTAAAAACTTAACACCATCAATAACCGCATCTTGTCCACTTCGTAAATTAGGTCGAGGGTCTCCAGTTGATACTAAATTAACAACCTTAGATAATAAACTTTGTTTAGGCTCTTTGCTTAATATCTCGTTGTCTTTTTCATCTGTATCGTAGTCAACTTCGTGTTCATCTATTAATATCCAGTCAGGATTCTCATCTTCGCCTAAATCAATTAACGCTTGAGCAATTTTATCACTTTGTGAGCTTAATTCCGTTCCTGTTTCCTCTGCTACTTGCTCCTCGGTTTGTGCGTTTTCTAAGTCCATGAATTCCAAAGGCTGCAAAGTCTTAAAGAATAACTTTAAAGAAATACCATTGTAAGCTAATATCCTATCGAACGCCTCAAGTAACTCATCTTGCATAGGCTTAATAACCATATTGTCAAACAAAATACTTGAATTTTTAAGTTCATCAGCATTCGAACTAAAACCCGTTGACGTTGCAATACCAAATAATAAAGGTGAAGTTACGTTATGACCTAACATAATCTTACGTAAACACTCTTCACTTAAATATGAATAGTGTTCAGGCGCATCATTTAACGGAATGTCATCTACGGTTGTTTTGCTTGTTTCACTTGCATTAAAAGCTACAATCGTTCGCAGTCCTTTAGAACCCGTTAATTGTGCGTTTACCTTGTTTGTAATGATACTTTGTTGCTCTTCAGTAGGAATACCATTGTTGAAGTTTATAACCTTTGTACCGCTGAATCCATGTTGAACTTCATTAATTAAATAGTCTGCAATTTCCTCTTCTAATTTAGCATAAGGAACGGCACCTTGATAATCCGGATAGGCGTAATACTTCATTCCTACCGTGTAAGGTTTAACAAAAAGTATTTCTATTTGTTCGTTTGAAAATCCGTAAGCAGGTATTCTTTTAGGTGCGTACTTTTTAACATCTTGCCAATTATCTGAATAATAATATCCCTCTACCTCCCCATCTTTATTACACTTTTCAGCACGTAATAAATTAACAGGCATGTGGTACGCCTTAAGAATTCTTTTACGGTCTTTTGAATAATGAACTTGAATAGCGCACTGCCCTAACATCTTTCTGTCAACTACTAATTTACGAACGCAATCAGCATGAAACAAAGACATCATTTGAGCGTACTCATTTGGCTTTTTACTTGCATCTAACGCACTTAAACCACGTCCGTAAACTAATCTACTTATATTGTTTATTATGGCGTTATTCGTCGTTGAATACGTGTATCTATCTATTAGATATTGAAAGTAATTATTGTCCTCACCAAACTCAACCCAATTATCTCTTTTGGATTCTTGGATTAATGGCGTTTGGTATGAACTTAAATTAATAATATGTATGTTATCACTCATAAACTATAAAAGTATTTGCAGTTGTATTTGAAGTATATTGCCCGTTATTAACCGAGAATGTTACTATCGGTTGGTCAGTGCAAAATATCCTATCACGATAAACGATATTCGTTCCGTCTTTTAGTACCAAATTGTAAAAATGATTTTCAACTAAGGCAACCTCAACTTCCAATGTCGAATAGTAATCACCTTCCGTAAATTCCCATTCCTCAACAACCGTTGTTTCATTCGTTTGGTCATCCGTTATTTCAACTGTATCGAAGTCTGCATTTCGCGGAATTAAAGCGAATGTTTGCGCATTTGTTGAAGTAGTTAAAACTATCATACTTTATTAACTTAAAACAGCTTAAATTGTTTCTTAAATAAAAAAACCCCACCTATAAAGGTAGGGTCTTAAACCTATTATTAACAGACAATTCTAAGAAGTAATTACAATAGCGTCATCAGCACCATCAGTAAAGATAGCTTTCAATCCAGCCTCATCAGCGCAGTCAATGAAGTATGCAGGACTTTTTTCCATTCCAGTGAATGTCAAGTTATAACCGTTGAAGTCACCCATTGCAGTTCCTGAAGATACAGTTCCAGCAGTAACGTCATTGTCTCTTGAAGTTTGGATAGTTTGCTCAAAACCATTTGCACCTTTCAATTCATATTTGTAAAGGTTAATTTGTGTTGCAGTGTACCAAGTAGTAATTTGGTCATCACCATCAAAAACAATGCTTGAAGATAATGTATTCAAATCACCATAGTTAATAAAGTAAATATTTAGAAGTCCTGAAATTGCATCCTTGCACGCTTCTAATCTTCCGTTTGCTATATCGCAGCTCATATCTTATTTTTTTAATGTTAAACAAAAAAGGGTGGCGTATATTTCACCACCCTCGATTATAGTTTAGTTTGATTAATTAGCTGAATTTACGATTCCGTAAGTAACCACGTCGGAAGCAAAACCATATTTAACGTCAGCAGTAAATCGCATAACTACACGTACATTTTGTGAGCCGTCCAAATCACCCATATCCAAGACACGGCACTCATTCATCTCATTCATCAAACCTGTCGCAAAAAACAAGTTTGAAGTTTGAGAAAGTAAAGCAGTGTTAGAAGCAAGTCCGTTAGCTAAGAATATTTTAACACCGTCAAAATACAAGTCATTCAATACTTGGTTAGTTCCTTTGTTTTCGTAACCGTTAGCACCTACACCAGCAGCAGCAAAACCACCCAATGCACGAACGTAAGCTCTGTAAATGTTGTTAGAAACATAAAGAGTTAAAAGCAGCATCAGTAGTTAATTGTGTCATGATACCAGCAAATTGTCCAGCTGTTGCGTTAACACCTCTCCAAATTGAAGTCTCCATTCCAGCAGCAACTTTCTCAGCAGCGTGTGCGATTAAGAAATCAGCGAATGATTTTGGCAATACATCGAACGCAGAATAACCCATTTGGATAGCATCCCAGTCAGCTCTAAAGTCAGACTTACATAATTGTAGGTTAACTTGGAAAGACTCAGGCTGTAAAATTCTTTCTGTTAAAGTTACAGTCGAAGTTGGGTCAAAGTCGCAAGTAGCGTTTTTGATGATGTCATCAGTAGCTACTCTTTTGATAACTTGCTTGTATTTAACGTTAGGCATGATAGTAATTCCGCCTTTTTCTAAGGTTGGAGCAGACAATAAAGCTGCAGCAATATACTTACCTGCGAATTCTCCAGCGTAAGTAGTTGTAATTGATTGTGTTGTACTCATTTTATGAATTTTTTAAATTATTTATACTACTGTTAATGTAATTGCTCCAGCAGCAGTTCCCAATCCGAAAACATACCAGTTAGAACCGTCACCATGTAATTCTACGAAGTCACCGATTGTGTCAGCAGAAGCTGAAAATGTAATCGTGTTTTCGTCTGCTCCCGGTACGTTAACGCTGTTCACGATAACACCACCTTGAATTTTGTTTGAAGCTGCTTTAATAGTCCATGCAGTAGTAGCTCAGCAGTTAAAGTTGTTGCACCTGTCAATGTTTCAACTACGCCTACTTGACGTAAAACATCGTTAGATACTGATGTGAATGTTGTACTCATTTTTTTTGTTTTTTTAAATTATTACTTATTTATTTTATTCAATACTGAATCCATAATTGTGCGAGATCGTTTTGAAGCTATTTTAACAACCTCAACTTTGTTCTCGTTTTCAGGATTAAAAGAAATTGGTTTAACTTCTTCTTCGATAGCTAACTCAACTTCCGTTTCTTTAACCTCTTTTAATTTGCTTAGTTCAGCTTTTAAAGTTTCGTTTTCCTCTTTTAGTTTTTCGATTTCAGAAAAGAAAGTTTCTTTAACTACGCTTTCGATAGTTTTTTTAGGAGCTGTTTTTTCAGTTTCCATTTCCGCCTTTTTCTCGGTTTCAACTTCAACCTCAACTTCAGGCTCTTCAACTTCCATTTCTTTTTCTTTAACTTCAGAAATAACACCCTCTTCAATTACGATTAAAAGACGACCGTCTTCAAGTTCGTACTCTCCAATTGGTAAAGCAATTTTTTGTTCGTCTTCCGTTACGATAAACACTTCACTTCCCGCTTCGAATGATTCAGCTTCAAGAATAGAAACTCCATCCATTAATTTCATTTGCTCAAGTTTTACTTCCATACCGAGCAAAGTTTTGATTTGGTTTATTAAGCTATTTTTCATTTTTATTTATATTAAAGGTTTTTAATATTAG